CCCTAGGGGGCCTCCCGGTGCTTGTGCGCAAAATGTGCATGAGTTAACCACACCTACTCCATCGGGAGCGCGTTATGAACGAAGGCTGTCCAGTTTGTCGTGAAGTTCTGTCAGAGATCAACGGAATCAACGGCACGGAGTACGGCGATCTTGCCGAGCTCCCCTGGCGTACCTTCGTTCTGACGAGCCCGGTGCTACACGAGATGTTCGATGATGCAGCAATGCATCACGTGGCAGATCGCAAGCACCACATCGCAGCGGGGTTCTCTGACCTCGGCGATGCCTGTGGATTCTTCGTGCCTAAGGGTTGCCCCTCCGGTCGCCGTAAGGTGAACCGGTTCGGGCTGCCCTGGCAGCGAGGACAGGAGTAGGATGTCATCGGACCTCGCCAGCTTTCTGCCCTACAGGGCATACTGGGAGGTCAAACCGTAGAGGAGAGTAGATGGATAACACGACGCAGTCAAGATCCCTGCCGACGATCCCGATTGAGTATTATTACACTCAGAACGGAACGTCGTACAGAGGAAATCCTAATGCGTCGTCTCCTCCAATCTACATGATCGGTGGGAATCAGGTTACAACGTCTTACCGTACAAAACGCGGTGAGATCCTGAACCCTACCGGTCCTGGCTTCGATCAGACCTCTGGTTCGCAAGGTGCGTTCCAGAGAGAACTTCAGGCTGAAGCCAAGGAAGGTGGCGTTCGTAGCTTATTCAACTACGGACGCACCGACTTTGACAACGGCCATGAGTTCGAGACCGAGAAAACAACATATGATTGGGGAAGAACTTCCCATCAAATGTACGCTCCCGGTACCATGTATGGTGACCTCGGGTACGTTGGTTACGTACTACCGGTTACCAGCCCTGGACTGCCTGTTTACAGCGTGCCTCCAACTAGTGAAATTCTGTTGGATGGCACTAAACTGTTTAAGGCAGCTCGTCCGACGAAGCCGGAAGCTGGACTAATGCAACTTATCTTCGAGACTCGGCAGGACGTGCCGAAAGCCATCGGAGTTACCGCTGCTCAAAGAGGATTCAACCGGCAAAGTGCCGGTGGTGAATACCTCAACCTTGAGTTCGGTCTGTTACCGACCTGGTCGGATTTACAGAAGTTGTCCAAGTCCGTACTGCATGCAGGATCGCTCCTGAAGCAGTACAAGCGGAACGCCAGACAACAAGTCAGGCGTCGTCGCTCGCTTCCTACTGTATCTTCGGTCACAGAAGTGGTTGGCCCGTTCGCGAACCCCGCAATTGGGAGTTTCTTCGGACAGGTTATACCAGATTTCTTCTGGGTGCCGGACATACAGCTGGGTGTCACGTCAGTCACTGATGTTGTTCAAACTGACGTCTGGTTCTCAGGTGCTTTTACCTACTACGTGAACGAGGGGCATTCTATCCTCGATCGCTTAGATAGGTACGAGCAAGAGGCTAACTACCTCTTGGGTACGCGCTTTAGCGCGGACACATTCTGGGAACTCTCACCCTTCTCCTGGCTCGCCGACTGGTACAGCGACACTGGAACGTTCATCTCCAATGTCGTCGCACTAGATTCCGACGAGCTCGTGATGAAGTACGGGTATGTCATGTGCGAAACACGCGCAACCCGTACATACCTCAAAACCGGTCTGACCCCTCGTCCAGGGGCAACAGCACCGGCGACGCTCCGAACGGACGTTTCTTACGTCCATAAGGTTCGTCATAGGGCATCACCCTACGGTTTCGGGCTTTCTGATACGGACTTGACAATCCGTCAGAAGGCCATACTTGGAGCTCTCGGATTATCCGGAGGCTCTGGGAGTCGGGTACTTTAGTACCCGCCAGATTCACAACCGTGGATCTGCACGTACAACCCAGTTAGGGCGTTGCCATGCTTTCCGACCCACAATCCATCACGATCAGCGGTACACCGATCAGTCTACCAAAGACTGGCACGGGTCCGAGTACCGGAACTTTCACAAGTGCCGATACTACCACTAGCGAAGTGATCTCGCATGCCTATGGCAAGCGGGTTCGCCGCGCAGCGCGTCTGAACATCTCCAAAATCTCAGCCGATCCTCTGTTGCCGTCCGCGAACACTCGCTCGACTGCCTCAATGACAGTCGTGTGGGATGTTCCCGTCAACGGTTACACGGTCGCTGAGGTCAAGGCTGCTTGGGACGGCTTTGCCGCCCAGCTTGCAGCCTCTTCGGGAGCGATGGTCACCCAGATCTTGGGTGGGCAGAACTAGAGCATGGAGTTTACCCATCCGTGGGTGAACGACGCGCTTATCGTTCTGCTGGCTATGGAGAGCCTCTGGCTAAGGAAGCACCACCTATCCGCAAGGAAGGGGACGCTTGAAAAGCCTAATCGCGCTCCAATTGGTCACGCTCGAAGAACTGGGCGTGAGATGCGACACAAGCACCATCCAAGATGGCAAAACCATCCTGGAACGTTTCGAACACGAGGGGTCATCGTTTCTGACGATTACCCTACCGAACTTCTGCACCGACTTTGAAAGAGGTCTGGAGCAGGGGTTCATCGACCACGCCATGTTTAAATCGTTTGCAAAGACGACTCAGCATGGATGTCTCCCCCGTTTTATGGGAGGTTTCATTGGTCTTGTGTTCGATCGAAGTAGCGGTCTGCTACTCGATAAGCCCAACGTTAACGCTATTCGCGCTGTACGTCAGGTAACTCTGATGTTCGGTAAGATGAAGCGGGACTGTACGCCCAAAAGGCGAGATGCAGCCATTACGCGGTTTGTCGAGTGTGAGCAGGATGTTCGTTCTGTTGACCTAAAGTTGATTTCTTCGGAAAGAGATTATCTCCGAGATTTCACTAGGGTCAGTCAGCTGCTCTGGCGTGACCTCCTTGGCTCGATAGATTCTCGAATCTATCACCAAGGCGTCATTCCTAAGCATGGTCCGGGAACCACCGCTGATAAACTTCGCGGCAACGCGAAGTATAATCAGCTCACGTGGACCCGCCGACTCGAAGAGGTCTTCCCGCACTGGGAAAACCTCATCCCGTCGGAGTCCTTTCTTCAAAGGACGGACAACGTTAGCATCCTCGAACCTTCGGACGAGATACCCGTTAGGGTTGTCACCGTCCGTAAGACGCTCAAAACTCCACGAATCATCGCCATCGAGCCTACCTGTATGCAGTACATGCAGCAGGGAATTCTCGCGGCGATCGTGGATGAGATTCCTAGACATGACAACTCTAGGAACTTCATCGATTTCGAATTTCAGGAGCCAAACCAACGGCTCGCTGAAGAGGGCTCCATCACTGGAGCTCTCGCCACACTGGATCTCAGTGAGGCTTCGGATAGAGTTTCGAACCAGCATGTACGTCTCCTTCTTAGCAGAAACACCCTCCTTCGGGAGGCTGTTGACGCCACAAGGAGCCGGAAGGCTGATGTGCCTGGCTATGGAGTAATCCCTCTAGCCAAGTTCGCGTCTATGGGTTCAGCACTTTGCTTCCCCTTTGAGGCTATGGTCTTCACGACTGTCGTCTTCTTAGGGATCGAGCAGGCGCTTAGCAGGCAGCTCACCATGCGGGACATTAAGTCCATGTATGGTAAGGTGCGCGTCTATGGGGACGACATTATTGTCCCCACGGAATTTGTGCTCACTGTGATCGACAGCCTCGAGACCTTTGGGTTTCGGGTCAATACCAAAAAGAGTTTCTGGACCGGAAGGTTCAGAGAATCCTGCGGTAAAGAGTATTACGGAGGATCCGATGTTTCCATCGCGAGAATCCGTGATACGCTGCCTGTGAACAGGCTGGACGTTTCAGAGCTGGTATCTGCCGTATCTCTCCGGAACCAACTTTATAAGTTGGGATTCGTTGAGCCGGTTGAGTTTCTGGATCGTGCGATCGGGAAGATCATTCCCTTTCCGTACGTCTTCGAAACATCAGCTCTTTTGGGCCGTCTTTCAGATGCTCGTGACGAGCATCCACACTTTCTCCCTAGCCAGGAGTATAAGTGGGACGATCATCTACAGGTTCTCCTCGTCAAAGGAGCTGTAGTGAAATCCAAGTATCCTTCCTCACGGTTGGACGACTATGGAGCCCTTATGAAGTGGTTTCTGAAACGAGGGGACCAACCCTTCGAAGACAGGGATCACCTGCTACGTTCAGGTCGTGCCGTATCGACTCGCATCAAAATACGGTGGGGAACGCTCTACTAAGAGCGAACCTAGGTGGCCTGGTGTTCTGAAAGCACCAGGTTTGGGCGAACAGTAATGTCGCCCCGGGAGTCCAATGCGGACCCTTAGAGGTTGGTACGACGTATTCCAGACCTGACACGAGTTGTGTTGGGTTTGGAACGTCACCGGCC